AGAGCAGTTCAGGCTATGTGGAAGTTGATGATTGTGAACTACAGACAACTGGTAATGTGTTGATATCTGGTTCAGGCATCACCACCATCATTGGCAACAAAATAAACAATCTAGTGGTCAACAATGCAGGAGCACAGGTCTTGATCAAGGGAGCCAATGATTGTTTGATGCCTCAGGTCACTGCAGGTACTTTGAACATTGTAGACAGCGTAATTCGTGCCTCAACCAACACAGCCAATGCTGTTACTGCCGGTGCTGGCACCGTAGTTACCTTGATGAACAATCAGATAGTGACTCCTACGGCTAACAATGTGGCTCGTGTGAGCATAGCAGGATTCCACAGTATCATCAGCGTGGTCTACGACAAGGCCAACAGCACACTCAGCAACAGCCTCAACAGTGTGGTATATTTTCAAACAGCCAATGTAGACAGTCTAGTGAGTACAGGCAATATCACAGGTGGCAACATCAGTACCACGGGCAATGTTACGGCCGACTACTTCATTGGTAATGGTAGTTTACTTACAGGTATTAGTGCGACAGCAAATACAGGAAATGTATCTTTCAACGATGTAACTATACAAGGTGTAACATCATATAGTGGATTAAACATAAGTGCTAGTCCAGAAGATACAGCCAATTTAAAATATTTAAGAATAAGATCAGGTGATGCGGATAGTCATATTCATTTCGACAGTGGTAATAATTCTCAATACGACCTTATATTTGGTGATGATTCCAAATATTTAATGGTAAGTAATACCGGAAATGTTGTTATAAGTACTTATCAAAATTACGCTAACAGTTGGACCTTTGGTAGTAATGGTAAATTAACATTCCCAGACGCAACAGTTCAAGCTACAGCCTGGACTGGTATTCCTGGACCATACGCAGATGATGAGGCAGCGGCTTTGGCAGGTGTAGCATTAGGATCTCCTTATCATAAAACTGGCACTGGTGGACAGGTTTTTGTTAGATTAACAAGCCCCACTTAAAAGTAAATATGAATAGGACATTAAAATGAATAAATTAAATAATAACTTATCTGAAATTTTAGATGTAGAACCTATTAAAGTAACAGATAATATTGTTATTGAACCTTTAAATAATATTGATGATGATGCTGAATTTGCTAGGCAAAATATTAGACATCTTATAGAAAAAGGCAATGATGCTATGGAAGGAATTTTGAGTGTTGCAAAAGCTTCTGATCATCCTAGAGCTTATGAAGTTGCAGCAAATATGTTGAAACATCTAACTGATATGAATAAAGATTTAATGGAAATACAAAAAAGAAAAAGAGATTTACAACCTAAAGAATCTTCACCAACAAATGGTATAAATGTTGATAAGGCAGTTTTCGTAGGTTCAACAAAAGAATTAGTTAAACTTCTAAAGAGTAAAGAATAATGGCACTAACACAAATAAAACCAAATGCTATTGATTCAACACAAGATTTCGTATTTGATAGTATAACTATTGACGGTATTGTTTTAAGTAATAGTGGCGGTAGTCTTACTGTTACTGGAGCACAATCAATTAATGTAAGTAGTGGTTTTGATTCATCGACACAATCTAATGCAGCCTACGACGCTGCAAATTCAGCATCTAGTTATGCTAATGCCGCATTTGCTGTTGCGAACACTGGTGGTTCAGCTACAGATTCATATGCTAGAGATTCTGCCAACTCAGCATCATCTTATGCTAATGCGGCATATGGTACAGCTAACAGTTCTTCTTCATATTCTAACTCTGCATACAGTCTGGCTAACACAGCTAACACCAATGCAGCATTAGCAGATCAGAGAGCCTTTGATTCAAGAACTCATGCTAACTCAGCTTATAACCAAGCTAACACTGCAAACACTAATGCTGCTACTGCGGATCAAAGAGCAGTAACTTCTGGTTTATACGCTAACTCGGCTTACGAAACTGCTAACTTTGCTGCAAGTGCAGCTAGTTCTGCACAATCAACCGCTGATTCTGCATTAAACATAGCTAATAATGCAGAAGGCACTGCTAATGCTGCGTTGACCGCAGCTGGTGTTGCACAAGGAACTGCTAATGTTGCATCTAGTTATGCTAATTCTGCTTATAGTACAGCCAACAACAAGTTAAACGCATCTGGTGGCACACTATCAGGCGATTTAAGTATTACTGGCAATTTAACTGTTTTGGGTAATGCTACTAGTATCGCTGTTTCGAGTATAAAAATAAATGACAGTTTAATCCAGTTAGCATCAAATAATGAAACATCTGATTCTTTGGATATCGGATTCTTTGGACACTATAGTGATGATGCGGGAGTAAATCAAAGACATACTGGACTTTTCCGTGATGCATCGAATGGTTTATATTACTTATTCCATAACTATCTAGATCCAAGTTTTGGTACGTTATCTCCAAACAACACTATTGATGTTGCTAACTCTAGTTTTAGAATAGCAAATCTTACAGCAAATATAGTAACTGATACAATTAATATTCGTGGCTTCGACCCAATAAATCACACCAATGCCTCTTTTAATGTAGCAAATTCTAGTAGTTCATATGCAAATGAAGCTTTTAGTGTCGCAAATACAGCAGATCAAAAAGCTTCAAGTTCTGGAGAATACGCTAATGGATCATTTGTTGTTGCAAACACAGCTGACCAAAGAGCAGTAACATCTGGTTCATATGCTAATTCAGGTTATACTCAAGCTAATACAGCTAATACAAATGCAATATCAGCAGGTCTTTATGCTAATGCAGCATTTGCTGTGGCAAATAGTGGCACTACAGATTCTTGGTCTAGAGATACTGCAAATTCAGCATCTAGTTATGCTAACTCAGCTTATATTGTTGCTAATAGTTCTTCTTCATATTCCAACTCCGCATACGGACAAGCAAATACTGCTAATACAAATGCAGCAACTGCTGATCAAAGAGCAGTTACTTCAGGTTCTTATGCTAATAGTGCTTATGGTCAAGCTAACACTGCAAACACTAATGCTGCTACTGCTGATCAAAGAGCAGTAACTTCTGGAGATTATGCTAATTCTGGATACACTCAAGCTAACACCGCAACTACAAATGCTGCAACTGCCGATCAGAGAGCTGTAACTTCTGGAGATTATGCTAATTCAGCATACTCACAGTCTAATACGAGTGCAACAAACGCAGCAACAGCAGATCAAAGAGCTGTTACTTCAGGTTCTTACGCTAACTCAGCATACAGTCAGGCAAACACTGCAACAACTAACGCTGCAACAGCTGACCAAAAAGCTGTAACATCAGGTAGTTATGCAAATAGTTCTTTCTCTGTTGCTAATACATCCGAAACTATAGCAACTAATTCTGGTTCATATGCCAACTCGGCTTATTTGCAGGCCAACATTGCAAACACAAATGCTGCAGCTGCTGACCAGACAGCTTTTACTTCAGGTGTATATGCTAACGCGGCTTATGGCCAAGCAAATACCGCAACAACAAATGCATCTACATCAGATCAGAGAGCTGTTACTTCTGGTTCATATGCTAATTCATCATATACTCAAGCTAATACCGCAACAACAAATGCAGCAACTGCGGATCAAAGAGCAGTAACTTCAGGCAGTTATGCTAACTCATCTTTTAGTACAGCTAATGGTGCATCCGAAACTTCTGTGCGATCAGGAATTTATGCTAATGGTGCTTTTGATGCTGCAAACTCAACATCTAGTTATTCAAACTCAGCCTATACCCAAGCTAACACTGCAACAACTAACGCTGCAACTGCTGATCAGAAAGCTGTAAATGCAGGTTCATATGCTAATTCTGGATATAATGCTGCTAACACAGCGGATCAGAAAGCAGTTAGTGCAGGTTCTTATGCTAACTCGGCTTACGTACAAGCTAATACTGCTACAACAAATGCTGCAACTGCTGATCAAAGAGCAACAACATCAGGCGACTATGCTAATTCTGCTTACAGTGTTGCAAACACAGCTGATCAAAAGGCAGTAAGTGCTGGTTCTTACGCTAACTCGGCTTACACTACAGCTAATTCTAAATTATCATCATCTGGTGGTACAGTTAGTGGTGATTTAAATATTACTGGCAACTTAGTAGTTTCTGGTAACGCAACCACCATTAGTGTATCTGATTTAAGGGTGGATGATCCATTACTTCAGTTAGCATCCAATAATGAAACTTCGGATACATTAGATATTGGATTTGTAGGACATTACAGTGACGATTCTGGAATAAATGAAAGACATACAGGACTTATCCGTGACGCATCGGACGGACTTTATTATCTCTTCTATAACTATTTGGATCCAAGTTTTGACACAGCATCACCAAATAATACTATTGATGTTGCCAACTCTAGTTTTAGAATTGCTAATTTAAATGCAAACTTAATTTCTGATGTTGTTAGAGTAAGAGGATATGATCCAATAAATCATGCAAATTCTGCATTTACTACATCGAATTCGGCATCTAGTTATGCTAACGGAGCTTTTTCAAAAGCAAATAATGCACTTGCAAATACAAGTGGAACAACTTTTGACGGAGAACTTAGAATTGGTAATGGAGGAAAATTACATATATTAGCAGTTGGTGGTGATGAGGGTGGTGAAATATTATTAGGAAAACCGAGCACCAATAACACTCTTGATGGCGGCATTACGATTGATGCTTATCAAGACAAGATAAGAATTTTTGAACAAGGTGGTTCTGCCCGTGGTGTGTATATAGATTTAACTCAAGCCTCTGCTGGTGTTGGAACTAATCTATTATCTCTTGGTGGTGGAGGTGGTACGGATACTTGGGTAAGAGATGCGGCAAATTCAGCATCAAGTTATGCTAACTCTGCATACGGACAAGCAAATACTGCTAATACAAATGCAGCATCAGCAGATCAAAGAGCTGTAACATCTGGATCATACGCTAATTCGGGATACAGTGCTGCAAATACCGCAGATCAAAAGGCAATAAGTGCGGGTTCTTATGCTAATTCTGGATATACTCAAGCAAATACTGCTAATACAAATGCTGCAGCAGCTGATCAAAATGCTTTGAGTGCTGGTTCATATGCTAATTCGGCATACAGTTCTGCAAATACAGCAGATCAAAGAGCAGTAACTTCTGGATCATATGCTAATTCTGGATACACTCAAGCTAACACCGCAACTACAAATGCTGCAACTGCCGATCAAAGAGCTGTTACCTCAGGTGTGTACGCTAATGCTGCATATGCTTTTGCTAATACAGCGGAACAAGAAGCAACAAGTGCAGGTGCCTATGCTAACGCTGCTTATGGTCAAGCAAATACATCAACTACTAATGCTGCTACTGCCGACCAAAGAGCGGTAACAAGTGGTTCTTATGCCAATTCAGGATATACCCAAGCTAACACTGCAACAACTAACGCTGCAACTGCTGATCAGAAAGCTGTAAGTGCAGGTTCATATGCAAACTCAGCATACGTTGCAGCAAACACTGCAACAACAAATGCAGGTAGTGCTAGTTCATATGCCAATGGTGCTTTTATTGCTGCCAATACGGCAGACCAGAAATCTGTATCAGCAGGATCATATGCTAACTCATCTTTTGCAACTGCTAATAATGTAACTGCTGCTAGTTCATATGCGAATGGTGCTTTTGCTGCAGCTAACACAAAATTAGAAACTTCTGGTGGTACAATTTCTGGTGATTTAACGGTTTCTGGATTCACGACACTATCTGAAACAACAGAAGTTCTTACAACTTTAACTGGTGCAACTGGTACAGTAACACATAACACATCGTCATCAACAACTTTTTACCACACAAGTCCTGCTGCAAACTGGACGGCTAACTTTACTAATGTTCCAACAACAGCAAGTCGAACAATAGTTGTTTCTATAATAGTTGTTCAAGGTGCTACTCCATATGCTCCTACTGCTGTACAAATTGATGGTGCAGCACAAACTATAAATTGGTTTGGAGGAACAGCACCAACTGCAGCTGCAAACAAAACAGAATTTTATTCATTTACTTTACTTCGTACAGGTGGCGGCGCATGGTCCGTTTTTGGATCTGAAGCAACCTTTGGATAATTATGCCTAGAATAAACTCACTTAATACTTTTGTTTTAAATTCTATAACTGGAGAAGCTGCGGGTGAACAGGCAAATTATCTGGGTGCGACTATGCTTTTTGTTCAAACTTCAGCTCCTACTGGTTGGACAAAAGATACAACTCTTAATGATTATGGATTAAGAGTTGTATCAGGAAGTGTTTCTACAGGAGGTGTGTTGGGATTTTCTGGTGTATTGACAAATCGTAATTTAAATGGTACTTTAGTTTTGACTGGATCAATTGGAGGTACTACATTAGTTATTAATAATATTCCTACACATCGACATCCAAGAACTGGCCAAGGGGCTACTACGTCACAAGAATTTGGTGCAACTCGACATCCTAATCCACCAGGAACAGCTCCTTATGTTGAATTTAGTCCTCCTAATGCTCCATTATTTGGATCACTAACGGGTGATAATTATTTTCCAGGAACTATAAATGGTACACCAGGAACAACAACTGCTCACGATCATACAGCTTCTACTAGTCCATCTGTAACTTATGCTAGTTTTAATTTTTCGGTTAAATATGTGGACGTTATTTTAGCAACGAGAACTTAAATATGTCTTTAATTATTCCATCAACATCTAGAACAGTAATGCGTGTCACCACTCCTCCAGTAGGATGGACAAAAGATACTTCTTTTAATGAATTTACTTTACGTGTAACAACTGGATCTGTAACGTCAGCTGGTGCAATTAATTTTACTACGGTATTTAATGATTATACTGTACAACCTGCTACTGTCACTATTAGTCCAACTGTGGGTAGTGTTACTTTAACCACATCTCAACTACCAACTCACAGACATGATAGACTTTGGGTTGGTCCTACGAGAACTTCTTCTCCAGGTAGAGGTCAACCAACGGCGTATCAGGCTACCCTTAGAGCTACATATTCCTCTAGTTTAACGCACAATGATAATACTCCAGCTCCAACTGGAACCAGCCATACTCATCCAATAGGAACCCTATCATCTAGTAGTATTTCGGGTGGCCTTGATTTTAGACTTCTTTATGTTGATATTATTTTAGTTACGAGAAATTAAATGACTATCTTTACTTCCGGTACAAAAACGTTATTTCAACAAAGTTCTGCTCCAACAGGTTGGACTAAAGAAACTGTTAATTTTAATAATCATGCATTGAGAGTAGTCAGTGGAGCAACTTCTTCTGGAGGAACTTTAGATTTTACAACAGTTTTTAATAGTACACCATATTCTTTTACTGGTGCACCCTTTACTATGAATAGTGATGCTACTTCAATAGCTAATCCAAATATACCAACGCATAATCATCCTGTTACAACGCCGTCGACTATTAGATTAGCTAATGAACCCGTAAAATTTTTTCCTGGAGCTCCTCCTTTTCCATCACCTGCACCTCGATATAGCACTGTTACAAATGTGATAACTAATGCTGTAGCAGGAACAACAGCTGATTCAGCAACTCCAACCGGAACTGTTTGGTCTGCTGGCGGACATGCCCACAGTTTATCTGCAACCGCTAGTGGTACAGTAGCTAATCTTAATATACGATATGTTGATGTTATAATTGCAACTTTAAATTGAAACTAAATAAATAAAAAAAAGGAGGTATGATGTTACAAACACATAAATTAGTTATAATTCCAATTGATGGATATGTTGGAACTGATGAAACAAGTTGCACTGGACTTGATCTATCAAGTTGTGGTATACCTAACAATATTCATGCTTTACAATGGAACAATCCAATATGGCCAGATTCAAATAATTCACATTTAATAGGATTACAATATGGTCAAGGTACAGGTTGGATAGAATTTCGTTCTACTGAACCGAATTTAGACATTACAGAATTACCAGAATGGGCATTAAATTGTTATGAGGTTTGTATAACAAATCAAAATACTCTCATTCCTTAAAACAATACATTAAGTTAAACTATTTTTTTGTGAGTATATTATGAACATTTCATTAAAAGAAAATAATTACATTTACATTCCAAATTTTATCAGTGAATCTCAAGCTAAATTAATATCCAAAAATTTTAAGCATTTCTGTGAAACTAACAATATTGAAGGTGATAGTCAAGTTGAAGGAGCTCCTTCTCAGTATAATTACATTGATTTTTTAGAATTATTATGTGAAAAAACTCCAGTTGTAAGTGAAATAGTAGGTGAAATGGTTTTACCTACATATTCTTATGGTAGAGTATATAAAAATAATAATGTTTTAGAAAAACATAAAGATAGACATGCATGTGAAATAAGTTTAACTATACATTTAAGTGGAGATAAAGAATGGCCAATATACATAGAAAAACCTAATAATGAAATTGTGGAATTAAATTTAAATGCAGGTGACGCTATGTTATATTTGGGATGTGATGCTGCTCATTGGAGAGACAATTTTAAAGGTACTGAATATATTCAAACTTTTTTACATTATGTTTTAAGTAGAGGTGAAAATTCTTTTGCGTATTTTGATAAATTTAAAAAAGTAGACAATAAAATTGTTGCAACTATTAATTCCAATTTAAATGTTGATGTAAAAGATATTCCTTATCTTAATGGTTTACCAAAAAAAGAAAATAAAGATTTAAAAATAAACGAATCCAATAACAAAAAAAATATTTCTGATTATATTGTTGTAGTAGATAATATTTTATCTGAAGAATTGTGTAATTCTATTTTAAAAGAATATAATAATGATAAAAATTGGAATTTGGCATCAGTAGGATATGAAACAATGGATTTAAATGTAAGAAATGTAAAAACAATAGGAATATCTCAAGAAAATATTATTAATGAAAATTTTGAAATTAGAAAAAAATTAGACGAAGAAATTTTTAAATCTGTTAATGTTGCAATTAATAAATATAATAATTGTTTTCCTCATTGTAATATTGAAATTGATACGGGTTACGATTTATTATCTTACGAAGTTGGACAATTTTATAAAGAACACACTGATTCCTATAAAAAACACCCAAGGTCAGTTTCATGTTCAATTGCTTTAAATGAAGATTATGAAGGAGGAGAGTTTGCTTTCTTTAATCGAGAATTAAAATACAAATTAAAAAAAGGATCAGTAATTTTATTTCCTTCAAATTTTATGTATCCGCATGAAATTTTGCCTGTAACAAAAGGCACTAGATATTCAATTATAACATGGTTTATTTAAAGGAGATTATAACATGCAATTAAAACCAGGAAGTTTTTGTCCTATAATGAAAGAAGAGTGTGTACAGTTTAAGTGTGCATGGTTTACTAAAGTCGAGGGGTACGACATAAATAGCGGTAAACAAATTGAAGAGTGGAATTGTGCAATGACATTTATTCCAATGTTGTTAATTGAAAATTCGGGAATGTCCAGACAAACTGGAGCTGCCGTAGAAAGTTTTAGAAACGAAATGGTCAAGTCCAATGAAGCCACTCAAAAAATATTTACGAATATGTTATCTGTGAATAAAGAAAACAACACAAAACTTTTAGATGGTTAAAAAACTAAAATGGCATTAACAAAAATAAAACCGGATGTTATAGATGAAACCTTAGACTATTCGTTTGATAATATAACGGCAAATAGTCTAAGTATTTCTGGTAGTTCAAACTTGAATTCTATAAGTAATGTAAAAATTACTGGAGGTTCTAGTGGTCAATTCATATCAACTGATGGTTTAGGAAATTTATCTTTTACAACAACCTCAAGTGATTCTTATGCTAATGGAGCTTTTGCTCAAGCTAATACTGCAAATACAAATGCTATAAATGCAGGTAGTTATGCCAATGGAGCTTTTACTTCTTCAAATACAAAACTTGCAACTTCTGGTGGAACCATTTCTGGTGATTTAACACTTTCTGGAAATACTAATTTACAACAATCAATAGAAAAATTACAAACATTAACAAATGCTACAGGAACAGTAACGCACAATTTTTCTTTAGGTTCTTTATTTTATCACAGTTCTATATCTGCAAATTTTACGGCAAATATAACAAACGTACCATCAACAAACGATAGAGTTATGGTTGTTTCTCTTATTTTGATTCAAGGCGCCACAGCTTATATACCTAATGCATTACAGATTGACGGTTCTTCACAAACTATAAATTGGTCTAATGGATCAACACCAACAGGAAATGCTAATAAAAGAGACTTGGTTGTTTTTTCTTTAGTGAGAACATCTAGTACATGGACAGTATTAGGTCAATTGTCAACATTCGGATAAAATGCCTAGATCAAGTTCATTAACTTCTATAGCAACTTATTTATTGTATAGAGTGGGTTCAGCTGCATCCGGTTTAGCTAACGGATGGATATCCATGTCAACAAATAGGTATAGAGGAATAACTGGCACCTTCAGTAATACAAGTAATGGACAAATAATTACGGTTGGTGCTGACTCAAACACTTCTACTACACTTACAAATACAGCAAGAATAATCAATAGACACAAATCTAATGGAAACATTTATTGGGCAGTAAATTATCCGGCAAATACTTATATTTTTGCAAATCATATTTCAGTAGAAAGATATGAAACGGCATCTAAAGACGTTCCCGATTCGAGTCAAAATGTTTATATTGGACTGACTCACGCCAGTTCATCTTCAGCTTTAAATGGAAGACTAAATGTTATAAGACTTACACCTACTGGAACAATAGGATTTCAAAGGCAAATTACTGATGTTTCGGGTGAATTTGCTTTTAGTGATTTAAAATCTGATTATCTAGGAGTTACTTTTACAGAGTTTCAATATATTTTACGTCTTAATACCGCAGGATCAACAGTATATCAAAAACAATACGTTGTTCCTAGTGGTCATGATTTTCCAACTATTAGAGCTTGTGAAGCCTTCGATAATGTCTCCTGGTTTACTGCTGATTCTCGCCAATACGGTAATACATTTTACTCTCAAGTTATTTCTTTAACTTCAACAGGAACTATTTCTTGGGGGAGACAATTAGGAATAGGAATTGGTAGATTTTTTATATCAGAAGGTATGTGTGTTGACTCGGATAAAAATGTTTACTTGGTGGGAAGAGAAACTAGTACGGGCACAACTCAAGGATTCGTTGCTAAATTAACAAATACCGGATCATTAGACTGGGCTCAAAGATTTAGTAACACTACTATTACAACTATAACATATTCTAAAAAAGATGATGCTGTTTATTTTACAGGTAGAGACTCTCGAAATTCAACCGTGGCAGTTATTTCAAAATTATATTCAAACGGTGTAGTTGATTATACTAAAACAATACACGCTGGCGATGGACAAGAACCTAATATATTTCCAGATAGAGAAGGATATATCTATCTAGCCAATAAAGATTTTGTAACAAAATTTAAAGCTGACGGATCAGACACAGGAGTTTATGCTTTAGCAAATACTATTACTTATGCAAATGCTAGTTCTTCAAATGTTACGGTAACCGACATTCTTTCTTCTATGACAAGTGCTAGTTCTGGAGTCACGCTGACAAACAGTTCTTTGGGTATAACAACTCCTGCAACTTCTTTGACCACCATACAATTTTCGGACACTATAACAAACTTATAATATAAATAGAGGTTTAAAAGGAAATAAAATGGAAACTTTAGTAGAAATGATGAAAAAAGTATTAGCAGATACATTTGCTATGTACTTAAAATCACACAACTACCATTGGAATGTAGAAGGTTCAAACTTCCCACAATATCACGAATTTTTTGGTAATTTATACCAAGAACTTCACGACGCAGTTGACCCTATTGCCGAACAAATTAGAGCTCTAGATGCTTATGCTCCAGGCTCCCTCTCTAGATTCATGGAATTAACCGAAATACAGGATGAATTAAATGTACCTCTTGGTACCGACATGGCAAGAAAATTATTAAGTGATAATCAGATAGTAATGAATACTTTGAATATGACATTTAAACTTGCTGAGCAATTCGATCAACAAGGACTAATGGACTTTTTAGCAGGCAGAATTGATACTCACAGTAAACATGCTTGGATGTTGAGAAGTATTTCAAAATAAATGAATGACGGTTATCTTGGTAATGAACGATTAAAAAAAGTTGGTATAGAAATACAGTATACGGAAGAACAAGCCGTAGAATTAGCTCGTTGTATTGAAGATCCTGTATATTTTATAAGAACTTATGTTAAGATTGTAAACGTCGATAAAGGTCTTGTACCATTTGATATGTGGCCATTTCAAGAAGAAATGGTCAAATCTTTTCACAGTAATCGTTTCTCGATTGCAAAAATGCCTCGACAGGTAGGTAAAACTACCACAACGGTTGGTTACATGTTGTGGTGTGTTTTATTTCAAGAAGAATATTCAATCGCAATATTGGCCAACAAAGGTCAATTAGCCCAAGAAATTCTTTCTAGATTACAGAAGGCTTATGAATATCTACCTATTTGGTTGCAACAAGGCATTATTGTTTGGAACAAAAGAAATATAGAACTTGAAAATGGTTCTAAAATATTTGCGTATGCGACTTCTGCGGCTGGTGTTCGAGGTGGTTCTTACAACTTGATTTTTTTGGATGAATTTGCTTTCGTTCAACATAACATGGCATTAGATTTCTTTCAATCTACATATCCTGTTATCTCATCTGGACAAACATCTAAGGTTATTATTGTTTCTACTCCGAATGGTTTGAATCTATTCTACAAAATGTGGACAGATGCAATTGAGAAACGTTCAACTTATGTGCCGGTTGAAGTTCATTGGTCGATGGTTCCAGGTCGAGATGAAAAGTGGAAAGAAGAAACGATACGTAATACTTCTGAAGAACAATTTAGGGTTGAGTTTGAAACTGAATTTATTGGTTCTTCAGCAACGTTGGTTTCTGGTGTAAAATTAAGGTCTCTAGCATTCTTTAATCCGATTGAGTCTGAAGAAGGTTTGGACATTTACCAAAAACCGCAACCAAACCGACTTTATATTTGTACGGTAGATTGTTCAGAAGGTGTGGAAAGAGACTATTCGACAATCAATGTTATAGATGTTTCAGAAGTTCCATACAAACAGGTTGCCAAGTATCGTAACAATAAACTACCTTTGTTATTTTTTCCAACAGTAATCTACTCATTGGCCAAGAAATATAATGAAGCTTTCGTACTAATTGAAACGAACAATGTAGGTCAACAAGTGGTTGATATTATGCATTATGATTTAGAGTATGAAAATGTCTATAAAATCGACCATCACCACATTAAAGGTCAGACAATTTCTGGTGGTTTTAAACGATCTGCAAATTTTGGTGTTAAAACTACCAAAACAGTCAAAAAAATTGGTTGCGCTAACTTGAAAACTCTAGTAGAAAGTGATAAGTTAATTATCAACGATTTTGATACGATTGCTGAATTAAATACTTTTGTTCGTCAGAAAGATAGTTATGCTGCCGAAGAAGGCAATAACGATGATTTGGTGATGGGATTAGTTCTTTTTGCCTGGTTAACGGCACAATCCTATTTCAAAGAAGCCACAAATATCGATATTCGTAAAGTTTTACTTGAAGAAAACGACATGTTAGGTGAGGAACAATTACTACCTGTAGGTATTATCGATGATGGAAGACCAGAACCTGTCGTTGATTCTTCTGGCGATGTGTGGTCCGCCATAGAAGGTAGAGGGTATATATCCTCAAGTTTCTAAAAACATAAATAGACAATAAAAGAATTTATTCAGCCTGAAAAAAGGAGATTTAAAAATGGCTTTTCAACTATCACCAGGTGTGAATGTCTCAGAAGTTGATTTAACAACTGTTGTACCTTCTGTGGCTACTACTGTTGGTGGTTTTGCCGGTAATTTCAACTGGGGACCAGTGGATGAAATTGTAACTATTAATAATGAAGTTCAACTAGTAGAAAGATTTGGTAAACCAGACAGCAACACATACACCTCATTCTTCACTGCCGCAAACTTTTTATCGTATTCAAACGATCTACGCATCGTTCGTTCAGCAGGGTCAACTGCTAATAACGCTACAACAAGTGGCACGCCTGTAAGAATTGATAATAGAACCGATTATGAACAAAATCATTCATCAGGTTCAGAATCAATTTTGTTTGCAGCAAAGTTTCCAGGTTCATTAGGAAATTCATTAAAAGTTTCTATGTGCGATTCAAACGTTGCTATATTAAGTACATGGCAATATCAAAATGTGTTTAGTTCTAATGCAAATACCTCTTCTTATGCCACTTCAAAAGGTGTTACTGGAGATGAAATACATATTGTCGTCATTGATACTACAGGTAAAATTAGTGGTACAGCTAATACTATACTAGAAAAGTTTGATTTTGTATCAAAAGCAAGTGATGCAAAAAATTCTGACGGTACAACAAATTATTACAAAGATGTTTTAAACACAAGATCAAAATGGATTTGGTGGACATCACACCCTGTTTCTGGTACCAATTGGGGAAGAAGTACTGAGTATATAATAGCAAACGAACCAGATAGAGCTTACGATTTACTATCAGCAACGGATTATGTATTGAGTGGAGGTATCGATAGTGCTCCTTCAGCAGGTAACTTAACTTCCTCTTATGACTCGTTCGATAATCCTGATGCGGTTGATGTTTCATTAATCATGTCTGGTTCAGTTGTAGGCGATACAGTTCCAGATCATTTAACTGCTATGGCAGAAAATAGAAAAGATTGTTTAATTTTCTTATCACCAGAACAATCGGATTGTGTAAACAATTCTGGAAATGAAGTTGCTGATATTACAACATTAAGAAATACATTTAACTCTTCTTCTTTTGCTGTTATGGATTCAGGTTGGAAATATCAGTACGATAAGTATAATGATGTTTATCGCTGGATTCCATTAAATGGAGATATTGCTGGACTTTGCGCTAGAACCGATATCGAAAGAGATCCATGGTTCTCACCAGCAGGATTTAACAGAGGTCAAATTAAGAATGTTGTAAAACTATCTTGGAATCCTACAAAATCCGAAAGAGATAGTTTGTATAAACTTGGTATTAATCCTGTAGTTACTTTCCCAGGAGAAGGTACGGTTTTATATGGTGACAAAACTTTGTTATCTAAGCCTTCTGCATTTGATAGAATTAATGTTCGCCGCCTCTTTATTGTACTTGAAAAGTCTATTTCAAGAGCAGCTCGCTCTTCGTTGTTTGAATTCAATGATGAATTTACAAGAGCGCAGTTTGTAAACCTTGTAGAACCATTCTTACGTGATGTTCAGGGTCGTCGTGGTATTTTCGACTATCGTGTCGTATGTGATACAACAAATAATACACCAGAAGTAATTGATCGTAACGAATTTGTTGGCGACATTTATATTAAACCAGCACGTTCGATCAACTTTATTCAACTTAACTTCGTTGCAGTACGTACAGGCGTATCGTTCAATGAAGTGGTTGGATCATTCTAATAAATAGAGAGATAGGAGAAATTTAAATGGCATTTAACATTAACGAATTCCGCTCTCAGATGCAAGGAGATGGGGCAAGACCAAACCTCTTTGAGGTTACTATGCCCTTTCCTTCTTTTTCATCGCCAGGAAATGCACAAACAAAATTATCGTTTATGTGTAAAACGGCACAATTACCAGGTTCAACTCTTGGTATTGTTCCTGTGCAGTATTTTGGTCGTGAATTAAAATTTGTGGGCAATAGAACATTTGCTGATTGGACAATTACTGTTATTAATGATGAAGATTTTATTATTCGTAATGCGTTTGAAAGATGGATGAATGGCATCAATAGTCATAGTCTTAATGTTCGTACACCTTTAGCGCAAACACCTTCATCATATTCTGTAGATGGTGAAGTAAGACAGTTTGCAAAAAATGGTGATGTTTTGAAGAAGTATAAGTTTATTGGTTTATTCCCATCAGATATAACTCCAATCGATGTTGATTGGGGTGCTAATGATACAATTGAAGAATTTTCAGTGACTCTTACTTATCAGTGGTGGGAATCAGCTGAAGATGCTGTGGTTTGATAGAGAAAGAGCCATCGCTCTTTCTCCTTTTATAGGATTATAAATTTTGGCTATAAAATTATTTGGATTTACTTTAGGTAAAAAGGACATTGTTCAGGTCGAAAAACCTGAACAAGCTTCCTTTACACTTCCAACCCAAGCTTTAGATGATGGTGCCGTTACCATTACTAGTAATGCCTATTACGGTACATATGTTGATCTAGAAGGTTCGATACGAAACGAATTAGAACTTATAACTCGTTATCGTGAGATGGCAAATCATCCAGAACTAGAAAAAGCAATTGACGAAATTGTCAACGAAGCAATTACATATTCTTCCGATAAAAAAGTTGTTGATATTAATCTTGACAAATTAAAAACAACTGAATCAATTAAGAAAAAAATAATAGAAGAATTTGATAAAGTACTAACTCTTCTAAACTTCTCTAATTTAGCTTCCGATTTATTCAAAAGATGGTACATCGATGGTAGAATGTACTATCACATTATAGTTAATGAAAAGAATCCTAAAGAAGGTATTCAAGAATTACGTTATATTGACCCAAGAAAAATTAGAAAAGTTCGTGAAGTAAAAACAGGTAGAGATCCAAAAACTGGAGCACAAGTAATTCTATCTACTGCTGAATACTATGTGTATAATGATAAAGGCACTACAACTCAAAATTACACCGCATCAACCAGTCCTGGTTTAAGAATATCTCCAGATTCAATCATCAATATTAATTCTGGTATAATGGATGCAAAAAATACTTTTGTAATTTCATTCTTACATAAAGTAATTAAGCCATTAAATCAACTTCGTATGATTGAAGATGCTGTAGTTATTTACCGTATTTCAAGAGCACCAGAACGTAGAATTTTTTACATCGACGTAGGTAACTTGCCAAAAGGTAAAGCAGAACAGTACCTACGTGATGTTATGGTTAAGTATCGTAACAAAATGGTATATGATGCTTCTACTGGTGAATTACGTGATGATCGCAAACACATGTCAATGTTAGAAGATTTCTGGTTGCCTCGCCGTGAAGGTGGTAAAGGTACAGAAATTACTACATTGCCAGCAGGTCAGAATCTAGGTGAACTAGAAGATGTTAAGTATTTCCAAAAGAAACTTCTCAACTCATTAAATGTACCACTTTCCAGATTAGATGAACAAACTGGTGGTGGTTTTGCAGGACTAGGAAGAAGTCAAGAAATTACCCGTGATGAATTAAAATTTGCAAAATTTATTCAAAGACTTCGTAATAAGTTTTCACAAATGTTTACTGAAGCTCTAGGGTTACAATTAATCTTAAAAGGTATTTGTACATCCGAAGAATGGAATGATTTTAAAGAGTTAATTATCTACGACTTTAAAAAAGATAATAACTTTACTGAACTAAGAGAATCTGAACTCTTACAAAACAGATTGCAAATGGTTGGTATGGTTGATCCTTACATTGGCAAATATTTTTCACACGAATTTGTAAAGAAGAAAATTCTTCAAATGACGGATGAAGAAATTTCTGACATGCAAAAACAAATAGATCAAGAAGATGAACAAGGTTTAGGTGGACCAACAATGGGTCAAGCCGAACCTCCACCTCCTTCACCAGATGAATACCCACCAGTAGATAATACTATTGACGATAGAAATTCCGAATCGCCAACTCCAGAATTGGACGCTGAAACGGATAGGTATTCATCAATACTAAATAGACGATAAAGGAGAAAAATATGAACATTTCACAATTTATAGATGATGTTGTTGCAGGTAATGCTTCAACCGCAAAAGAAAGTTTAAACGATATTCTTTCAGCAAAAGCTTTTGAGAATATTGATAATCAAAAGAAAGAACTTGCAAGGTCTCTTTTTGGTGGGCAACAAGAAAGTTTCGAAGAGATTACTGACGATGAAGAATCTTATGCAGAAGATGTAGAACATGACGGTGAACAACTTGACGAATTATCTAAATCAACTTTAAAAAGTTATATAAGAAAAGCTGGTGACCAAGCATCGGATAGTAAACAAGAATTGGATCACTTGAAGCGTTCACCTGATGCGGGTGATAGATCAATGGCACGCGACGCAGGTAAAAACTACGTAAAACGTACAATTGGTGTTCATCAAGCTGCTAATAAATTAAATTATGGTAAATAATGGTTAAGTAAATGAAATCTTTAAACGAGTTTAAAAACTTAGTGGAAGAAGAAAAATCAGACTATTCTAAGTTTGATGTTTTAGTTCGAGCTGGTTTGGCAAATAAAGCACAGTTACAAAGAATACATCGTATTTTAGATAAGATGCAAGATGATCGCCCCCAGTTTAATAATGCTGATAAGATGATTCTTCAAAACTTGTTTAATAAAATGGTAGATTTAATTACCAATAATAAACAAATATTTCAAAGAACTAGACAAGCTGTTCGTGAAGAATCTGAAGAGATTAATGAAGGTGTAATTGACACTTCTGACTTTAAAATAAGTTCTTCTGGTAGAAAAGTAAAAGCTCATCGTATTACAGTTGGTGAGAAAGAAAAAGAAGTAAAAGAAGAAACTATTATTGAAGCAGATTCTAAAGCTTCAACAGAAGATCCTCCTGTTATGTTAATGTTAAAAAGAAAAGCAATTCGTATTTACCCAGACAAAACTAAGGTTGCTCTTTATTATAACTCTAAGTTAGATAAACACTTTACAATACCTTACGGTGCAGGTGTTGATTCCGTGTTGCAATCTGAAGAAGTTGAATTAGAAGAAGCAGTTATGGACACGTTGCATAAAATTGTTTCTGGTAAACAAGCACAGTCGGTAAAATTTGCTAACGGTCAAACAAGAAAAGTGGATCATTATACAGCTTCAGCAATTACACAAGTACATAAAGCTGTAAATGATGAGAATAAGAAAAAGTTGGCAGATATGGTACATAAATCTCCTGCTCACTTCGAAAAGGTAGCATCTTTTGCTTTCAGTAAAGTAAAATGAATTTAATAAATTTAATTTTAGAAAGCAAAGTTATCGAAGCAAAAAAATGCTTTGAAAATTTAATGCTTCAAAAAATAGAAGAAAAATTAAATGAAGAAAGAGAAGTAGTTAAAGAATCTTTTTTCGAAGAAGAAGATTTACTTGAAGCTGTAAAAAGAAGAAACCCAAACATCATCAAGATGGGTAGAATACAAAAGATTCGTCGTAGAATACGTAGAAACAAAAAAGGTAAAATAGTTGTACAGAAAAATGTAAGACGTTCTGGTATCAAAGGTTACAGAATGTCTGGTAACACTGTAAAAAGAATACCTGCAATAGAAAGAATTAGAAAAGCACGTTTGTTAAAACGTTCTTGGAAAACAACTAGAAGAGCTAAATTACGCCGCACGTTATTGAAAAGAAAGATGTCAATGCGTAGGCGTGCATCAATGGGACTAAGATAAAATGCCATACGAAATCGTAAATAATAAAAGAAGCAAATCAGTGATTCGTGTAGTAGGTAATACTGCTACCACAATTACACTTTCAGCTTTATCAGTAGGTGCTGACGAAACTGTTACTAATGCTTCTATATCACATGTAATGTCACAATCAGATGTTGCCTGGAAAGTTTATAGAGGCGATAATACTAGTGGTGAATTAGTATTAGATTTAACAGGTGGTGGTAATTGCGATTGGCCTTTAGCCCAATACGATATTGCCATCGCAAATAGTTCGTCATCAAATATTCACATAACAAATTCTGGTTCTGGTGGAACACTTATTTTAGTTGTAAGTAAAGTTACTACCTATTCACCAGCTTTAACAGGAATGTAAAATGAAATTAATTAGAGAAACCGTAGAAAATGTAAAGTATATTAGTGAAGCCACAGAAAATGGCAACAAAAAACTTTACATTGAAGGCACATTTTTAGTTGGTGACGCTATTAATAAAAATAACAGAATGTATGAAATGAAAACGTTACGTAACGAAGTTCGAAGATACAACGAAGAATTCGTTTCTCAGAACCGCGCATTAGGTGAGCTTGGACATCCAGATACACCAACAATAAACTTAGAGAGAGTTAGTCATAAGATCGTTTCTCTTGCAGAAGATGGCAATACTTTTTACGGTAAAGCTTTGATCTTAGATACTCCTTACGGACAAATAGTAAAAAACTTTATTGAAAACGATGTTACTTGTGGTGTTTCTTCAAG